GGTCAAAAGATTGGGAAGATTTTATTCTCAATCAACACGCTTTTGAAAAGTTAGAATGGTTTTCTGGACGTCAAGAATTATTGGCATTTATTCGCAGGCATCCAGAAATTCATGTAGAGATTCTCTCATCATCTGGTGGAGAAAAGTTTCATGGTGAAGTTACCGCATAAAAAATTAAATGGCTGAGAAAACATGGTATTCATTACAAAGCCAATATTGTGCCTGGTCGTAAGCATAAAAAAGATTGGGCAGAACCTACTGCTGCTATCATTGATGATACGCCTGATGTAATTACAGCATGGAACAAAGCGGGCGGCATTGGCATACTTCACAAGGATGTAAAAGATACCATAAAAACGCTTGAAAACTTACTAAATACATGATATATTATGGTTCATGTGGATAAGTCGCACATATTTTTTAATACATTTTAATACGAGGTAATATAAATGAGTTCATTTGCAAATCTAAAGCGCAATCGTAGTTCGTTGGATAAACTTACTAAGGCGATTGAAGCTACACAATCCGGCACTTCTGAAGCCGGTTCAAAAGACGATACTCGCTTTTGGCAACCATCAGTAGATAAATCTGGAAACGGCATGGCGGTTATTCGCTTTCTGCCAGCACCAGCAATTGACGGTGATGATGCCTTACCGTGGGTTCGCACATTTAGTCATGGATTTCAGGGACCTGGCGGTTGGTATATTGATAACTGCTTGACCACCTTGAATGAGAAGTGTCCAGTCTGTGAACATAACAATACATTATGGAATTCTGGAATTGAAGCTAACAAAGAAATTGCTCGCAAACAAAAACGCAAGTTGTCTTATGTTGCCAATATTCTAGTTGTGTCTGACCCAAGTAATCCTGAGAATGAAGGTCAAATCAAACTGTTCAAGTTTGGTAAGAAAATCTTTGATAAGATTACAGAAGCAATGAATCCTGATCCTGCATTTGCTGATGAAAAACCTATGAACCCATTTGATATGTGGGAAGGTGCAAACTTCAAATTAAAGATTCGTAAAGTTGATGGTTATCAAAACTATGACAAATCAGAGTTTGAAAGTCCTTCGGCCATATTTGATGGTGATGATGACAAACTTGAAGAATTGTGGAAGAAAGAGTATTCTCTCAAAGAGTTTGTCGAACCAAAACAATTTAAATCCTATGAACAGTTGAAATCTCGACTTGATAAGGTTCTTGGCCAGGCCGTTCCTGCAGCAGTAGCAACTAAAGCTGCCGCAGCATCGTTATCTGATGATGATGTTCCTTTCGACACATCTGCTGCTGATGATGAAGATTTAGATTATTTTAAATCTTTAGCAAATCAAGACTAAAAAATCCCATGCAAGTGCAAACCCGGCCTAGCGCCGGGTTTTTTATGTCTTAGCAAGAACAAGATTTTCAAACATATAAGGGTCCCAAGCACTAAGATTTGTTGCTGGCCCTGAAGCCGCTTGTTGGACATTTTTACTATTGTCTTGAATAATAGTTGGCGGATTTGTTGGTGCCATAGCTAAAGACATTCTACCTTCTAATGCAGACATAGAGGCACTTGCAAGTTGTGGACCAGATGTTGAAGTTTTTCCTCCTGCAAAAGACACTTTCATTTTTTCAGCACTTTTTCCAACACTTGCATTAGCATATGCAAAATCTTGAGTATCTTTTCCTTCTCTAAAAAATTTAGTTGCGCCGCCAACGCCGCCGTGATGAGCAGCATAAAGTCTGGCTGCAACTTCTTCACCTGACATACTAGCATCTATAACTTTTTTTGTTACAAGAGCTTTCAAATTAGCCATTGTAAAATCAGTAAATAATTTATCTTGAAGAGCTGCATTAGCTTTAAAATCATCAGCATTTCGAATACCATCTTTCCCTGTCCAATTTTCAGGATTATAAACTGCGTTTTTATCTTTACTTGTACCAGGTTTTAAGTATCCAAAAGTTTCTAAAGCTTGAGCACCGAATTGATATTTACCTAAAAATCCTAACTTGTTATCGGCTCCGTAATTTCCTCTACCTTCAAAAAATCCAACTTGTTCTTTATATTTTTCAAAATCAAAACCTTCTTTAACTGGAGATATTGAGGTATCAGCAGCTGGTCGATTGGCTCTCATTTGCTCTATTTTACTATATGAATCATCCGGCTCAGCAGCACCTTTTAAAGCATTTTCAGCTTGAGTTTCTTTCATTGCTTGGGGTAAACCCATTGGTTTACCACCAATTATATTATTGAACTCATCGATATTTGGAGCTTGTTGCATACCTTGTTCGGGAGTAATTCCTCCAGGCAGTTGACCATATTGATCTACATACTGTTCGCCTCTTTTATCATTTTTAATTAACCATGCTGCAAAAGCAATCAATGGAGCAACTAATAAACCTATGGGTGATGTCAGAGCTACTAATGCTCCTCTTAATAAACTCATTTGTGATGTAATACCTAAAAGAGCTTTAACATCAGAACCAAAGGCTTTTATTGAAGTGAAAAGACCAGATAATGCTGCTGTAAGTGGTGCAAAAAGTGTTCCTAAAACACCTAAAATGCCAGATTCTTCTTTTTTTGGTTGTACTGCCGTTGGTGTTGTTTGTTTAGCGGTTTCTTTTGCTCTTGCAGCTTCAACTGCGGCTTCTCTTTCACCAGATCGTTTAAAATAATCTGACGCTCGTGTTGCTTGTGTACCACCAAATAAATTAAGTAGGCGACCAATGTTCTGTTTTGTTAAATTCATATCTCTTGCCATTTGAGGCAAGACAGTTGAATTTTTTGCAGTCAATCGGCTATAGACTAGATTATTATCAAGTTTAATTACCATTTCTTCAAGTGATACTCTTGTTGCAGCATCACCTGAAGCTTGTAAAGTTGCTAGTTTGTTTAAATTTTTATCCGCACCATCTTTATCACCAACTCCTTTTGCTTTATAAGCTTTTAAAGACGGAAATAAGGATGTTAAAACACCACTTTGATCAAAGAATTTTCTTGGGTCAATAGCCTCTAAGGTTTTTTGACCAACAGCAGAAGCAAGAGCACCAGTTCGACTTGAACCTTCTTTTCTTTGTTTTTTTACTACATCTGCAAAACTAGCCATTATCGTTTCCTATTTTGTTGAGCAGTTTTAATTTTTTCATTTTCTTCTTCAAGATACTGTATTAACATATTTACGTAAATATCTCTTTCCCAAGGTAACATATTATCCAATTCTGTCAAACTATACTTGTGATGTTGCATTAAAGCAAAGTTGGTCTGATAGTAGTTCCCTAGCGTATCATAACGAAAAATTAGACGAAAAAACTTTGTAGTCCGCTAATTGAGATGTCTTCTTCATATTCACATTTTGGACATTTGAAGTGAACATCTTTTTTAATTTCAGGTAAAGTATCAAAAAACACTTTAATCTTTTCTAAATCTTTTTGTTGAAGATTGTCAACAAATTCAACCAACTCATCTTTAGGAACATCTTTAGTATAATAAATTTGGTCTTTATCGTAAATATAATCAATACAATCAACTAATACTGAAGACATTATATCTGTTTCTGTTTTATCTTCATATCGTTGAATCATATCAAAAGATGGATATTTAAGAACAACACCTAAATTATCAGTTAATTGAATTTTGTTTGTATGATTTGGATTCTTCGTAGGCTGAATTTCAAGTAAATTAACTTTGAAATCAACAACACCGGTACAAGAATCACTTTCACCTTTATCATTGAGAACTACATTATTACACTTGTATTTCAAATCTACAATTTCTTCTACTGACCTAGCTCTCAAATTCATAAACAAGAATTCAAGGTCAAAAGTTGGTAATGAATCAACATCAATATCATCAAGGATACAATTCTTTAATACTTGACGAATCGTGTTGACTGTTTCTTTTGCATCAGTTGATTCTGAAGCCATAAGAAATAATTTCTGTTCTTTGACCAAAAATGGTCTAAAACGGATTGTTTTGCCCGTTGAAATTAACTTAACTTCATGTATAGGCACATCTAGTTTTGGTAACATAATAACCTCGCTTTAATAATTAAAATGGTAATCTTGTAGCTGCATTTCCAAAAGGCAATAACCTTGAACCAGCCGCACCAAACAATGCTGTGGCGGCTGCCGCTAAATTGTAAGTTCCTTCGTATTGCACTCTTAACTTTTGATATGCAAATTGAACTTGTAATCGGTGAAAACCATCTTCACCCCAATTAAGAGCTTGAGGTGCTACACCAACAGGAAAAGCATCAATTAATTCAACTGCATAGATTTGTTTAATAAATTCATCGTATTGTATAATTTTAATATTGGTCATGTATCGTGAAGATTGACCTTTTGGAAACCGAAGATTGTTTGTGTCAGAAGGATGAATAGCTTCTAACCATCGGTCAAATAGTTTTCTTTCATAGAAATCATTGGTGCATAAAAAAGTTAGCGATGTATCAGCATATTGTGATTGATATGGTACTTTGAATGTTGGACCATATACTTTTACATCAGCTGTTTGTAGAGTTTTTCCTGGCAGTTCAGCGGTATCACATTGTAGTGAAAGATATCTTGTAATTGATGGGTTTGAAGTTCTTCTAAAAGGTTCTCCAGTTGTTTCATAACTAGTTCTACTACTAACCCAATCAGTAATGTCCGTGACTAGAGTATTTGGTAAGTTTAATAATTGTTCTAAAACTCCAGTACTAATAAAATTTCCTATGTAACGAGGAATAGGTAAAACTACTTTAAATCTATTTGCTCTTGCCGGTCCGTCTTTTGAACGTAAGTTAGAAAGAAACAATGTTGGTGTAAAAGACATTAGAATGTATCCTTAGAATCTTGAAAAACTTGAGATTTAGAAATTGGTTTTTTCTCCGATGTGAAACTTTCCATGGGAAGTAAAACGGCTATGTCCCATTCATCAGCACTTATTTCTAAAAATCTTGATTGTATTTGAGTAAATAGATATCGTTTTATACAGGCATTTTTTTCGAATATTTTGGACGCAGACTTAAGTGTTTGATAAGTTAGTTTTAATTTTGTTGTCTTATCAAACTTATCATTATTTGCATATGAACTAAGTTTGTCCATCAGTATTATTCTTTGTTTAGGATGAATATAATGTAAGTTTAGTCCTAAAAATCCATCTGTATAAGGTTCTATTGGTAAAACTAAAGGAAATCTATCGTAGTATTTCATTTTTTCTTTTGTTTTCGGATCGTAAAAGAAAAAATACATTTTACCAACAATACTGCGCTCACGTAATCTTGCCATGTCATTCATTAGACTGGCTTTTGTGGGTTTCAAATTTTCAACTTTTGTGCGTAACCAGTCCCTAGATTCTCTGGATCTAGCGGCGTAACCTTCTTTTTGAAGTGATGATTGTATTCTGTCGATTAGATATGCCATCGACTATTTATACTAGACCCAGATCATTTTCTGTAAGTATGAGAAACTTCCATCCGTGTTCTTTACAGAAGATATCTGCGGCTTTCCATTTCTCTTGATTTATTGCATATGTGGCCGCCTCTTGTAAAAACCTTTTTGTTTTTCTTTTTTGTTTAGGCATCTTTGTCTGGGATTCGGGTTTTACTTCGAGAACGTAAGTCATTACTGTTCCATCTTTTTTCTTTGTTTTTACAACAAAGTCTGGAAAATAACGATGCATCTTTTTATCGATAGGGTTGCGATAAGGTATGAAAAGTTCTTCGGATGCCCACCAAGTAACCATAGGGTTTTCGTCAAGATATTTCATGACGTAGAGTTCCCACGAAGATCGATATATTATATTTGTCGAATCTCCGTTGTATTTTGCGGGATTTTTAGGAGTAAACTTTCCTGAATATGGCATAAATATTATATATTCACAAAGGAATCATATGGCTTTTTTCAGTTTAACCGACATAAAAATCGACAACAAAGAAAAACGATTCAAATCGGCGAAAAGTATCGTACCTAGTAAGTATATGTCTGATGTTTCTAGATACCCTCAAGATATAGGGTCTTTAAACAAAGGCCATTACATGGTCATTCATATAAACCAACAAGTGAAAACAAGTTTTAAAGGTAATACTAATGTTGGTGGAGATTTACCAACAATTTTTGAAAATAAAAATAAGTTTGGTACTAGACAAGGATTTGAACAATCTTCGCAAGCAATAGGACAATTATTGTTTTCAATTTCTCAAACACAAGGTGTAGGCGCTGCGGAAGAGTGGGCAAATGATCTTTTGAATAAAATAGGAGGTGCTGCAACTGAATATGCAAACATTTCACCAGAACTTGTTCAAAAAATATTAGATGGTTTAAAAGATGCGGCTAGACGAAGTGCTGATGTTGCTAAAGAATATTTAAAACAACTTGCAACTGGAAATGGATTAAGAACCATAGAGAGAACTACCGATACGATTGCACTTTACATGCCAGATACACTAAATTTTACAAATAATCAACAATACTCAACTATGGAATTTGGAAGTTCACCTCTTGCTTTATTAGGTGCTGCAGCTGCTGGGTATAGTTACTTGGACAAACAACAACAATCGGCTATTCCGGGTGAGTTAGCAAAAAATTTAACACCTTTTATATTGTCGCAAGGATTAAGAAGATTTGGTGGTAAT